GGCTCGGAGATGTGTATAAGAGACAGTGCAAGGATTTCGTGTTTTTAACAAGAATACGATTGTTGGAGAACTTGAAACTTTCAATATTGAAAGTCTTGAGAACTTTGAAAAAAAATCAAAATAATACTTGACAAGATCCAAAATACATGTTATATTATATATATCAAAGTGAGAGATTTGTTACTTTGACTAAACAATAAAAAGAGGTAAAAAAAATAAATGGCAATTAATCTAGATAAAATCCGAGCGCGCTTAGACAGCGTTAACAGTAATGGAAAGGGCGGTGGTCAGTTCTGGCGCCCAAAAGACGGTACACAGGTCATCCGTATCGTACCCACAAAAGATGGAGATCCTTTTAAAGATTATTGGTTCCATTATAATCTGGGCGCCCAAAAAGGTGGCGTTCTATGTCCAAAGCGCAATCATGATGAGCCTTGTCCCATCTGTGATTTTAAAGATACTCTTTGGAAGGAGTATAATAATTCCCAAGATGGCGATACTATGAAGCTAGCGAAGGATATGTCTCCTCGCCAGCGTTTCTTTTCACCCGTACTTGTACGCGGCGAGGAGTCTGATGGTATCCGAATCTGGGGTTTTGGTAAGGAAGCGTACACTTCGCTTTTGAATCTCGTTCTTAATCCTGAATACGGTGACATTACTGACACCGACGAAGGTACGGACTTGACTCTTTCCTACGGAAAACCCCCAGGCGCAAACTTTCCAAAGACTGTGCTTACTCCCCGTCGACGATCTTCGCCGCTATGTGACGATGCGTTGGGAGGTGACGACGAGTGCAACCGTCTTATGGAAAATATTCCAGGCTTCGATAATCTTTTTGATATGAAGTCTCATGACGAACTCCAGGAAATCCTGGACAATGTTATGGAATCCATCTCGGGTTCGGAAGAAACAGAGACAGAGGCGGTGCCCTACCAATCCCGCCCTGCTGCCCCGGTATCAGATGTTCTGAGTGCTTTTAACGAGCTTTCTAACAGCTAACCTCCACCCGCTGGCACACCGGTTAAAGTGTGCCATTTTTTTAATAGGAGAGAATTATGCCAATTCCATCTACTGCCGCCGAACGTGAATTATTTAAACTAATTGAGTCTTGTCGTACTGGAAAAGCGTTCAATGATAAGACCAGCCCTTTTTATGGAAAAATATCTGAAAAATTTATGGCTACTTCTGATTTTTACCACCCTGGGCTTGATAAAGCCAAACCTGAAGTCGAGAAAAACGCTAAATTTAAATGCGATCAGGTGCGAGACGACGTTATCTCGCCAAATAAATATAAGACGAAATATGAGTCAATTCGATCGAAAGGGATTATACATCCAGGATTTGCAGTCCTCGACCAAGATCCCAATTCTAAGTGGTCAGGAATTGTGTTAGACGGCAATACTCGCATCGTTCTGGCTCGCAATTGTGAAGAGCAAGGGCACACTGCCAATAACGCGACCATCACAGTACCCATGTTTGTGGTTGAAGACTCCGAACTCATTATGTTCATCATGCGACATAAGATGAGCTTTCAGACACTCTTAAACGATCATCTTCCTGCAGACGCATCATCTGCTACTGACTTAAAAAAGTTAATTAGAAATTTTGTTAAACAAGAGGCTCGGCGCCCAGAAGATCATTCTGACAACTTTAAGAATCTTCTGGCTAAACATGTACATACACTGTCTGGCGGAAATAAAACCCACAGGACCATCAGGTCTTATGTAACAGAGGTTTATAATTCAATTAAGGCTGTCGGTAACGGAGTTAAAACCTTTACTGAACCCAGATCCCGCGCCGTCACTATTCGCAAAGCTCTGGAAGCTGGTAAGGGAAGTGTTGCGGTAAATCCAGACAAGTGGGTGGAAGATAAGAACGAATACACACATAAAGATTGGAAAATTTATCAAGTTTCGCCGCAATACGGACATTTATACAAAGAATTCGCCACAGAAATTTTTAGAAAAGCAGATGGTAATGATAAAAGGAGATCCGCACTTATTTTTAGAACAGACGCCAATACACCCGAAGCAGTAAGGAAATCTCAACTGAAAACTTTTGACAAACTTAGTAAAATGAATAAATATGTTGGTAAGAGAGTTTTTGATGAAGAATTTGCCCTTGGTCAAATAAACGGGGTTGATGAAGGGGAATTGCTGTCTGAAATCGATATTAGAGCTAGTGAAAATAACCTTAAAATCATAAATTCAAAATAATGAAAACGCCACTACGATATCCGGGCGGCAAGTCGCGTGCTGTTAAGCACATTCTGCCACTCATCCCCAAGGATTGTAAGGAATTCTGTTCCCCTTTCCTCGGGGGTGGGTCGCTGGAGCTTGCTGTCGCTGAAGAATATGGAGCCAAAGTCTATGGTTATGATTTGTTCAAGCCGTTGGTTTGGTTTTGGCAAGCCCTCTTGGAAGATCCAGAGCAGCTACTCGAAGAAATCGAAAAGCGCCGACAAAAGCTGATCGAGTATACAGATGATCCTGCAAAATTCGAGGCTGGTGATCTATATAACAAGATACGACGAGGGGAGATAAAAGGAATTTCCAGAGAAGAATTCGAAGATGCCCGAGAAATTGTAAATTTATTGCAAACGAAAAACAAACCCACAGGGAAAAATTTATTTAAGCGCGCCGCTCAGTACTATATTGTGAATCGTTCAAGCTTCTCTGGTGCGACAACTTCTGGAGGGTGGTCATGGAAAGCAAGCTGGGCAAGGATGACACCCACGACCCTGGATAGATTAAGGAAATTCAAAGTTAAAAACTTCGAAGTTGAGTGTCTAGATTTTAAAGAGGCCATCGAAAAGCACCCTGATGCATTTCTATACTGCGATCCACCATATATGCTTGGCTCAAAAGCTTGGATTGAAGAGCATGTAGATGAGAGAACCGGGAAGGTCATCCCAGGATATTGGACAAACCGCGAAGTTCTATATGGAAGCGACGGCGACCTTCACGGTCCCTTCAACCATCAGGCTCTTCACAAGGTTTTATCGCAGCGTTCAAATTGGGTCTTGTCTTACAATAATTGCCCAGCAATCAGGGATTTGTACAAGGGTTACGAGATAAGAGAAGCCGCGTGGTCATACGGAATGAAAAATGTTAGCACAAAAAAGATGGGTTCCTCATCTGAACTACTAATTATAGGGTGATGAATATGAAACCATTAATGGAAGGTTGGCGAAGATATCTGGACGAAGCGGGTAACATTAGCATGGTTAGTCGCGGCTCAGCCCACGAGGAACACATTGCTCAGGTTATGAACTCGTTTTTTGAAGCTAGCTCGATTGAGTATACTGCGACCGCCGAAGGAGGCGCCGGCGCTGCTAGCGACGTTGTGGTGAAGGATAAGACTACTGGAGATAAAATCCACTCTTACGAGATAAAGACGAGCAAAGGGTCAAGAATAGATTTTGGTCAATTTAGAGCCACATACAGTGAGTCGTCCGGGTGGGCTCAAGCAACTGGTTTAAAAAATGATATCTTAGTAACTGTATTTTCAGAAATAAAAAGTATATTAGATAGTAAAATCCAGGGAGACTTCCCGTCCGGACCTAGCCTAACAACCGAAAATGCAGCAGAATTTTGGGAATCTTACCTTAGTCGACCAAGGATAAAAAGCTTGAGTGGAGATATTGTAAGAGTAAATATCTCACCTTCTTTTATTCAGCAATATTATCGATCCAAGGGGGATGATTTTATTATTTTGGGAGACGATATTTATTCGCTGGGAGGGGGTGACCTGCCCACTCTGGAAGGCGCCTTGCAAAATTGTTATGTGGTATTTCGAATTAAATATCATTCTAAAAACAGATATTCATACACGATGGCTTTGCGAGGAAAATTTGTAGACACAAAAGTAACTGACTTTGCAACTGCTATTAAAAAAATATATCCTGCTCCCGAAAAAACACTTGACACAACATAAATTTGATGGTATAATAAGGTATAAAGAATAGGAATTTAAATGGCCAAAAAGGCATCACCAGGCAAGCTCTCAATGGGCGACATGCGAAAACTCATCAACAAGAAAGCGGGCATGAATCTTGCCCACAATCTCAAGGAAGCAAACCCAACAGAGGTCACTCAATGGATTCCTACCGGCTCGCGCTGGCTTGATTCAATTATCTGTCGAGGTAAACTGTCTGGAATTCCCGTTGGCAAGGTTGTCGAAATCGCTGGGCTTGAAGCGACGGGTAAATCATATATGGCTGCACAAATTGCAGCAAATGCCCAGAAAATGGACATGGATGTAGTCTACTTTGATTCAGAGTCGGCAATTGATCCATCCTTCCTGAAAAACTCGGGGTGTGATCTTGACAGGCTTCTCTATGTCCAGGCACAGTCTGTCGAATTCGTTCTGGAAACGATTGAAGACCTCCTGGGCAATGGCAGTCAGGTTCTCTTTATCTGGGATTCTCTGGCTTTAACACCCGCCATCTCAGATATTGAGGGAGATTTTAATCCACAGTCATCCATGGCTGTCAAGGCTCGCATTCTTTCAAAGGGAATGTCCAAGCTGACACTGGCTATAGCTAATAACAAATGCACCTTCTTGGTTCTAAACCAGCTAAAAACAAATATCACGCGCTCTCCAAGCGAAGCCATGACAACTCCGTATGTCACACCAGGCGGGAAAGCCATGACTTACGCATATTCATTGCGTATCTGGCTCACTGGACGCAAGGCAAAGGCAAGTTTTGTTCTAGATGAAAATGGCTTCCGTATTGGCTCCGAAGTTAAAGTAAAGCTTGAGAAGTCTCGATTCGGTACGCAGGGTCGTCGATGTAACTTCAGTATATTGTGGGGAGGTGATCGAGTCAGCATCCAAGATGATGAGTCTTTGTTTGAGGCGGTCAAGGGATCCGATAAGATTCTCCAGGCAGGCGCCTGGTTTACGATGGTCTTTGAAGACGGTGCCACAGAGAAATTTCAGGCTTCGAAATGGATAGAGAAGATGCAAGATGATAAATTCAGACAAAGGGTCTATCAAATCATCGATGAAGAAATAATTTATAAATTTGATACTCGGCAAGGAAAGGCTGAGGATTTTTATGAGATAGAAGACACCAAAAAATAGGAGAAAGAGATGAAACAATTGTTTAAAATCGCACTAATAGCCATGGCAACACTCTTGCCATTCGACGAAGCAGAGGCATGTAGTTCATGCGGACCAACTCAGGTCTGGGTGGATGCATATCAAGATGGTCATGGACACTACCATGCAGGGCACTGGGAGGTTACCCAACTGTGTCGCCAGCCGGTACCGGTACGCCGTCAGATGGTGGTCATCCGACCACTGTCGATCCGAATTGGCAGCAACCATCGAAGTCATAATACCCACCACGGACGCTACTCAAGTCATCGTTATTCGTCCACACGCTCCCACTCGACAAACCATCGCAGTCACCGCTAAGTTGATTTGTACTGGTATTTAAATCTGTGGGCATACTATATTATAGTATGTCCGCAGAAGATAAACTAGTAGTTCTTGAATACAATAAGGCAGTTTCAGAATTGAAGTTGTTGGAGTCAGAATTGGAATATTATTTAGCGTTCGTTGACTCCGAGAAAGAGAGCTTCAGCAACAATTACCGAAATGAACTTGCAAGTAGAGACATAATCTTTCCAGAACCAACCGACGAACCCGAAGAGAAGCTCAATCGAGAACAGCGAAGGAAGAGAAGGAAAGTGTCTGAACAGATTAAAAAGCTCTACAAGAAGATCGCCATAGAGACCCACCCAGATAAACTCGCCGCCCTAAGCCCGAAGGACCGCAAAAGGAAGGAGAGGCTTTTCCGAGCCGCCGCCGTCGCCTTTGAAGAGGGGAAGACATCTCTTTTAAGAGACCTTGCCTCGGAATTAGAGATCCCGCTCCCTCCTATAGTCAAGGAAGACATCGCCTCGGTGTCCGAAGATATCCAGGAAAAGAAGGGGGAAGTAGACGCAGTAAAAGGTACAGTGGCTTACGCATGGACCATGGCTACTGACCCCGATATTAGAGATGAAATAATGGCTACTTACGTTGACTTCATAGTGGAAGCTCATGCGTGCGAGTCGTGATTAGGGAAAGTACATGAAGAGATTACTGGTTATTGATGCGCTAAATGCGTATTTTCGTGCCTACATCGTTGACCCGAGCTTATCGACCAACGGTCAACCCATCGGTGGCTATAAGGGGTTTGTAAAGATACTCCAGAAATTATGCAGGGAAATGAAACCTGATGAGATCATCATCGCATGGGACGGAGCAGGCGGTTCACAACGCCGTAAAATTATAAACAAGGGTTATAAAGAGGGGCGGAAGCCAATTCGGCTGAACCGAACGGTTAAAAATCTCACTGAAAATGAGGAGCTTCATAACAAGGTATGGCAGCAACATCGACTTATGGAGATGTTAAATGAGATGCCTGTTATGCAATTGGTCCATGATGGAGTCGAGGCAGACGACATTATTTCTCATGTGGTGCAGATGCCACATTATCGCGGTTGGCAAAAGGTAATTGTCTCAAGTGACAAAGACTTCTTTCAGCTATGTGATGACGAAACCGTATTGTATCGTCCGATTCAAAAGAAATTTGTTAATAAGTTGCGTATTCTTGAAGAATTCTCAATTCACCCAACGAACTTCGCTTTGGCAAGAGCCATGGCAGGCGATAAATCAGACAACCTTAATGGTGTACGCGGAGTAGGACTAGGCACGGTATCAAAAAGACTGCCGTTCTTTGCAGAAG